CCAAGGCTCTCCCTTATATTTAGGATCAATCTTTGCGTTTTCTCTGTGGCGATTAAATTGCGCCATTCTTTTAACAACATCTAAAGAAATATTATCTCTGTTTGCGAGTTGCGATGCTCTACGCCAACCGACTTCTGTTCCCGCAGTAACAACATCACGCCCATATTTTTCACGCCATTCAATCATCCTTTTTGCGTTGTTGGTTGCAGATTGAGGATAATTATTATAAGTTTCAGCCTTAATTATTTCGTTTTTTTTTTGACCTAAAAACTTGTTTACGTCTACATCTATTGGCTCAATGGGTAAATCAATATCGCTTGGATTTGTTGGAATTAAATTAGCCGGAATAAAATAATCGTCTAATTGAACATTTTCCTCATCTTTTCCGTAGTTCATTGCAGAACGCTTTTCGTTTGGCGTAATCCACCACGCTTTAGATAACTGATTTACAATCTTTTCAGTTTCCTCTTGCATCTCAGGAATTACAGAGAAATCAAATTCAATACAAAGTTTGTCGCCATATTTAGGCGCTAACCATCTATTTAGTTCGTCTTTAATTTTTATTAGTTCCGGGATAACTGCGTTTTGATACAATGCCTTTTTAGCCTCTTTCATATTATTGTAAGAGGATGATTCAGTATTGTTTAGTAATTGCACCGGTACATTGTAGATATTACATAAATCCTTTATTGAGGCGTTGTATTGCGCTATCAAAGAAACATCAGACGCATTCAATCCAAAATTAACCCAACTCATTTTGTTTGGAGTTATAATAATATCTCCGGCATTGTCCGAGCCTTGGTGCTGACGTCTGAATTTATCTTTTAACTGTTGCGCTTGTACCTCGTTAATATCGCCCATCTCAGAAGTTAGTAAACCTCTTGCAGTTTGGTTTTGTAAATACTTTACTCCCGTTTGTACCGCCTCATTGTTTGTTGTTAATGAACGCAAACCCGCTCTCAATGGCGATTGTCCGTACATATGCGATCCAGTACCATCATAGTAAGGATTGAAGTCTTTAATGTGACAGATTTCAGATGCGTCAATGTATTTTGTTCCGTTGTATTCTAATTTATATTTAGATACCGGCTCCATTATACCATTAGATATAATTTCCATCACTTGCGACGGCATAACATACAACTCTGTAAACTTGCCAACATTTGCTCCCGTATCAGGGCCAATTCCGTAAATGTATCTATTACCGGTTAATTTACCAAAAGCAATCAATTCAGTTAGCCAAGCGTTGTAAGATTGTGCCGGATTTGGTCGCTCTAATATTTTATGTAATTCAGTATCTTGTAACTCAATCAATGCGTTTTTTTGCAATAGAGACGCCTTTTGAATAGACGCTGCATCCATCATTCCGGAAGTTAAAGCCTTATATCTTTTATAATCGTTTTCATTTGTCTTTTCATAAACTTGAAACGGAATTGTTGTTGCCGCCTTTGTGATTAAATTTATCAAAGAATATATTGTTGCATTTTTCTGATACCCTTGCGTAATATAAGAATCATCGTTCTCAGTATTCCAAAGAACAGAATTACCTAGCCAGTTATAAATGGCTCTGTTATATTGCTCGTTTGTGTTTTGATTTTTTTTTGAAAAATTGAATCGGTCAAAGAATGAGGCCATATTTTAAAGTAATATAAAATTTTCGTAAAAATACAAAATTTAAAATTGTTTTTAAACTACAAAAAAGTTGTTAATTAAATTCCTTTCGATAGCGTAGGATGTTACGTCAATATGCTCATCGTGTTTAGCGTTTGGAAATGTGCTAACTTGTTGTAAAAACGCATCATTCCAATTATCTTTGACAAGGTAAACTCTACCGCCTTCAATGAATGGCGAGGATGCTCTCGCTCGTTCGATTTTAGAGTACCTAACAAAGTTTGTTTTTATTTCAGATACATTGTATCTAGTCTCACGCCTTAATAGCTGCACAAGCGATTTTCCGGATGCTTTAGGCTCGACTAATATTTGTGATATTGGAACGCCACAAGATTGCACAAAAGAAGTAACAAAGTTTTTTAATTCAGGCATTTCCAAGTACTTATCAATGCTTTTAAATATGTAAAGATTGTCGCCACTTTTACCGCTTATTTGTATTCCCGTCGGATCGTTTCTTGTGTCTTTAGTGTAGGCGCCATCAATGTACATTTCAAAAGATATATCGCTCGGCAATTCGGCTTTATTTATAATATTAAACCAATCTTTGCGCCATTCCCCACCCTCTGGAGGTGATGGGATTTGTAAATATTGTCCGCTAAAAGTATATCTATCGGCTTGGCGTATTGCTTCGAGTTCTTCAAAAGAATGTTTCTCGGGCCATAGCGCATTGTTATCGTCATCCAATGCAGCCAACTTTAAATGATGCCATTGTTCACCACTACCGCCATCTAATAAATAGCCACTCAAATCATCTTCGTGTAGCCTTTGCATAATAACAATGATAGGAACATTTCTATCATTAACCCTTGACCGAATAGTTGTATTATATCGATTGTTTATAAACGACCGCCTAACATCAGATAAAGCGTCATCAGGTTTTAATGGATCATCAATTATAATTGCTCCACCGGTACCGGCACCAAACCCGGTAATTGCACCTCCTGAAGATGTTGCATAAACTCCACCGCCCTCAGTTGTGTACCATTTCTTTTGTGATTGTGAATCCTTTTTTAGTTGCAAATTCCAAATGCTTTGATAGGCGTCTGAATTAATATATTCTTTTGTCATTGAACTATTATCTAGCGCCAAAGAATCGGAATAGGATAAATGAATAAACTTTGCCATAGGATTTTTAGCAAGTGTCCAGGCGATAAACATTTTAACGGCTATTTCAGTTTTACCATATCGTGGAGGTATATTAATTATAAGGCGCTTTATTTCGCCTTTATGAACTTTATGTAGTGTGTTGGCTAATGTTCTGTGAAACTCTGCTGCCTCGAATTTATTTCCGGTATTCTCTTTGAAAATATAACGAGTAAAAAACAAAAGCGAATCTTCACATTTTTGTTTAATTATTTCGTTAATATTCTTCATTTAAAATGTCGTCAATCTTTTTTCTTGCCTCGTTTGATAATTTGCTTGTACTAACTTCTGCGGTCATCTCTACTTCCTTACGTTCAATATAACCTCTTTTCTTGCCTTTGGTTTTTAAATAGAATATTGTTGCAGTTGTGTTGTCGTTTTCAATTTGCTTATGAAGTTTTGATTCTACAAAATCCAAAGTCAAATTTTCTAACTCATCAACAGAGGCTCTAAAGTCTTGGTCATCTTTGTAATACTTGTAGAATGTAGACCTTGCACAACCAACTATTTTACACGCAGTTGTAACTATTCCAAGCGATTGCTCTAGCGCTTCTAAAAGATTCTTTTTTACTATGTACGAATTTGTTGTCATATCGCAAAGTTAAAAAAATATAAATACATAAAAAAACCCCCTATTTCTAGGAGGTTAATTAAATAGCTTATTGGTTTTTTCCCTTTATACACTATTCCACCACGTCTGATGTTTAACTTATATTTTAAAATAAATCCTCTAAATCAAAAGCACTAGACAACTCATCAATAGCATCATCAACTAAACCAATAGCACTATCTATTGCAGCCATTTTATCATCGTGTATTTGTGCAGCTTCGCTTTCGTGCCATCTTTCAGACCTTTCATCCATTGCCCATTCCATTGCATCAAATTTGTCTTGCAATTTTTCTTTAATATTGTTTAATTTAATTAGATTAGATTTCATAATATTTATTTATTTAATACTTTTTAAAGTTGTTAAAGTTAATTTTAATGCATCGATTGCAAACTCGTTTGCCAATACTCTTGAAAACCCCTCTTTTACAAATGCTTCTTTTAATATTGATCCACAAACTAAAATACTTTTATCACTAAAATTGTTTTCTATTAATTTAACTGCTACTTGACTTAATAATACTTTCATAATTTCTATTTGTTTACACTTCAAAAGTAAAAGAATTTTTTCAATTACACAAGAAAAAACAAAAAAATTTTTAAAAAAATAAAAAAACCTCCCATTTCTGAGAGGTACAAACTTAAATTTTATGAAAAGAATTTTAAACTTGGTCGTTCTTAATTCTCTGCTAAATTATAATTTTTCTTTTAGTTGTGCAAATTTATTTCCCACACAATTCGCAAACTTCTTTGTCTGTATCGTTTTTGTCGTCTTGGCCTTCATCAATAGGTAAATCAAAAACTGGTAGATCAACCCCCCATTCAACTAATTTTTGAACATCCCATTCATTTGCTAATATATCCCAATCCCACTCTCCAAAGCCGACATTATCTTTAACAATAAATTCTTGCTTTTGTTCTTCTGTCCAACCTTGTGCAATATCAATCCAAACCTCAAACAACCCGGCTGATTTACAAGCCTTTAAACGCATATTTCCGCCAAGAACAATCATATCTTCATCAACTACTATTGGCCGTTTCTCTAACATCTCAGGAAACGCCTTAATTGACTTGACTAATTTTTTAAATTTAGAATCTTTTATAAATCTTGGATTGTCCGGATTTTCTTTAACAGATGCAATGTTTACTTTTTTTTTCAAAAGAGTAATTATTTATCTTGTGTAAACCAAACAAAAGAAATTCCAACCACCGCAATAAAGAATTGCAGACAATGTTCTGTTTCTCCGGTTAAATCTGTTTCGCCAAAATCGTCATCCATATTAGAATTCCAATAATTAGCGCCAAAGCAAATGCCGAATAAAGCAAAAATAGTTGTGTTGAAGTTTATGTTCATACTTGCCAGTATTTTTTGTAAATATACAAATATAATTCAATAACTTTTTTTTGTGCTTCCTCTTGTGTGTATATTTTTGGCGATATTTTTTTGTCTCCATTTTCGTTAATTTCAACTTTCAAACCTTTTTTTGTAGGTAAAACGCCAACTGTAACATTGTTTTTT